GAAAAGGAGTTTCTATCAAATATAAATATAAAACTCTCTTTATTGCCATAAATATATACATGAGCAAGTTTCTGAATTTGATAGAAGAAAACAAACCTGGAAAAGGTCCCTTTACAGTAGAATATAAAGATAAAGACGGTAATTTAATGGCAACAGTTACGTTACCTAACGATGTCGGTTCGTCTTATGAAAACTTCAAAAAATTTGCGGAAGAAAGCGGTGGGAATTTAAACGTTGAAGACAATGAAATGAAAGATTCAGTAGAAGCTATAAATGCTATAGCAAGTTTACCTGATCAAGATTTAGCTGCTGGCATGTTAACTAAAACTGGAAGAAATTTAAAAAAAGCTAAAGCTACCATGTCAAAAGCTGCTTTAAAAATTGCTAATAAATTCGAAAAAGCTGCTGGTCAATAATGAAGACTTTAAAATTAATAGAAGGTTACATGCGTTTACTTGAGCAGGATGATGCTGAAGTAGAGGATGTAGATATAGATGTTGAGGCTAATAAGCCTGAGCCTTCTCCTGGTGAACAATCTATCGCGGAATTAATTGCATCAGCTTTTGCTTATTTACCTACTAATGAAGAGGCTGAAACTATAGAAGAATTAGAAATTAAAAAAGTAGGTACACATAATCAAGCACCTCCAACTAAAGATATTAATCCTCGTTCTGTAATTAAGAGTGTTATTTCAAGATTGCCTGTTAGTTTAAGGGCAGTATATACTAGAGGACCTGGTTTAGGTGGCATTACACCTGAATCAGAGATATATTTAGCTCAAATATTAGCTGATGCATTTAGATATAAACCAACTTCACAAGATGCTCATATAGCTAGTACAGTTAATAAACAATTTAATGATACAGAACCAATGAAAGTAATTGAAACTATTGAAAGATTACTTCAGTTTTCAGATGAACCCTTAGAAGATGAACTTTTAGACAATTAATATTATGCAGTGGTCACTAGAAAAAATATATAAAGAGCAAGTAAAAGGTAATATACCTCCTCGTAAACATCTAAAGGTACTTGGTGAAGAAAATTCTACTAAGGAAAAAGAATTTGTTGTATATACGAGAGATAAAATTAAGGAGTTAATAGATAATTTAGATGTTGATGATGCTGACCCTGAGCAGCTTAAAGCATTGTATAAGCGTATACATAACTTTACAGCATATAGACCATTAAAAGGTGCTGTTGTTAGTAAGGGATACCACCCGGATATAATAAAAAAATATAGTCGTGAAATTCAAAATTTAATTGAACCTTTAGATCCTCAAGAAACAAAGATATTTATAGACTATATAAAAAACCCGCAAAAACAACACGAGTTTCCTAGAGCAGCGCGAGGAAATTTATATAAAGCTTTAAAAGACACAGGTATTCCGGATAGTGTAGTAAAAGGAATAGTTACCCATACAACACAGGATGAAAAAAAACTTGGAGTAGGAATGGGTGAAGTTGCTTTAGCTTTAGTTTTTAGAGATATTGAAAATACAAAAGAAGGTAAAGGAGATTTATCCATAAGAGTTGGTGATAATGAATTTGAATCATTTGAGATTAAGGGTGAAGGTGCAACTCTAGGTAAAAAGCCAGATGATCTAATTCCTGCTAGTAATAAGTACCTTGGTAAACCTAACGCACCTGGAGAATATTTTGCAAATTTTGGACTTACACATCATGAAAGTGGCAAAGGTTATCGTTTAGTAAATGATAAAAATCAGTCTTGGGAATTTCCAAAAAATGTAAATTTTACTGAAGCATTATCTGAAACCTATAAACAGACAGAAGATAAACAGGGATTCAAAAATGAGTTAACGAGATTATTAGTAGATCTACCAAAGTTAGACCCCGGTGCAGTAAATTATATGATGCAAAAAATCGATTTTAATAGCCCAGATTCTATACAAACAAATATAGCTGTAATGAATTTTATTACATATGCTAAAATTCACGGGTTTACACATTTTCTTGCACATGATCATGGATCGGAGCAATTTACGAAATCAGGTCGTCGAGCTGCGAGTTCAGCACCTATGCAAGGAGATTATATATACGTACATGGAACTCCAGAACAAATGGCAGAGCAGTTACTACAAAATAAAGTTAAATTTGAAAAAATTAAACATAACAACTTAAATCCTAGAATTGGATTTGCAGGTAAATTTTCTGACGAAGAATATGAAAACATTTAAACAATATTATGACTTATACTTAGAGTTCTTCGATGAGATCGACGGAGCTGTTAAGCATATTGATCATTTAGAAGAGAATATACTTAATAAAGGTAAAGCTGGTGTTATTGAAGCATTAGAGAACATAGATGCTGCTATAGAATACTTTGTTGGTGAAACAGATTATGCTATTTCTACCAAATTTGATGGAGCTCCTGCAATTGTAGCAGGACAAGACCCTAAAGGTGCTTTTTTTGTAGCAAGTAAGTCGGCTTTTGCTAAAAATCCTAAAATTAACTATACCCATGAAGATATTGACCGAAATCACCCAGGACCGGGTCTTTCTGACAAGTTACATTCAGCGTTAGATTATTTACCATCTCTGAGATTAAAGGGTATATATCAAATGGATTACATGTTTGACAGTTCTCCTGTACCTCCTGGTGAATATACCACAGGTAAAAGTGTGGCTACACCAGATAATATCGATGGTATTAAGAATAATAACGAATTTATCGCATTTAAGCCGAATACCATATTATATGCTGTGTCACCCGACTCTCCATATGGTAGTGACATAAGAAACGCAAAAATTGGTGTAGCAATTCACATTGAATATCAGGTAGTTAAAGGCATTTTAAAAGTTAAGAAGTATACCTCATCACCTTCTGAGTTTAAGCCATCAAAAGATGTATTTGTCTTCAATGTTTTAATTAACAAGCCTAAAAATCCTAATAAGCGCATTACTACACAGCTTTTAAGAGATGTTGATAAGAAAAAAGCCAGAATAATGAAGCTTGTTGATAAGATTGACTTTGATTCTTTGAAGCCTCACACAAACACACTTAAATCTTACATTAACTTGGAGGTTAGAGGTGGTAAATTCCTGGAAGATACTAATATTTCGGCTGATAAGTTTGTTACATACATAGCAAACAGATACAAAAAGCAGGCAGATAAGCTAAAAACAGAGAAAGGTAAAGAAAAAGTACGTGTTAAAATGACAGAAACTATAAGGACGCTTAAAGCTCTTAAGCCTTCTATTAAAAAGGCGCTGGATGTTACTAAGATCTTAGCTAATTTAAAGAATAATCTGATATCTATCTTTAATGAGTTTACAAGAAATGAAGTATTAGGTACATATCTTGAAACAGATGATGGTTGGAAGACAACTCCTCCTGAGGGGTACGCTGGATCAAGGGTAGATGATGCTGGAGCTCGAATAACTAAGTTTGTTGACAGAGCTGAGTTTAGTGCAGCTAATTTTGGAACCGGAAAGCCTGGAGCATGAAAACATTTAAAGAGTATTTTGAAGAAAATAAAGCTATAGAGTCGCTTAAAGGGTGGGAGCATGATGATGCTCAAAAATATGCAATAAAATTAATTAAGCAATTTGGTGAGCCTGATGAAGTAACTGAAAATATGTTACTTTGGAATAATATTGAACCTCCCTTTGAATCTGTCTATATAAAAGATGAAAGTATACCTCATGATTTTCCGGCTTCACATAGAGATTATGTCTATTCTACTATGAATATAGACGTACCAGCTGATATGTTAGATACTTTAGGCCATGTTACAGGTAGTATTATTTACGATGGGCTTAAAAAAGAAGTAACTGCAAGATGCGGTGACTTATATGCTAATGCAGCTACATTAGGTTTTGTAAAAGATATGGTTGATGGTAAGGTTACTACAGATTTTGAAGAGGCAAAAAAAGAATATGCTAATAGAATACAAAAGGCACCTTTACCTGATTGGTATCCTAACAGTATGGAAGAAGGAGATTAAAAATGAAGACATTTAGAGAATATTTTGAAGATATGGAGAGTAGATCCGAAAGGATTGCTTTGCTTCCTGGTGGTTTTAAACCACCTACAAAGGGTCACTTTAGTGCTTTAAGGTATTTGCTTGATGATGCTGATAGAGGTATCGTTTATATAGGTAGTAAGGTGCGTGATGGTATTACACCTGAGCAATCAGAAAAAATATGGAACATATATGCAAAATATTTTGATAAGCCTGTTGAGGTTATACGTGTACCAAACCCAGTAATAGCTACTTACAAATTTGCTGATGAAAATTTAGATAAAACATTGTTTGTAGGTGCTGGTGGTCCTCGTGAAAATGAAGACGGTACAGTTGACGAAGGTGACATTGAGCGTTACAAATACTTTGAAAAAAATGTTGAAAAATACCCATACGTTAATGTAGTTCAAATACCAAGTCAAGAGGGAGACATGAGTGGAACTAAAGTTAGAAAAGAGATTAAGAAGGATATGAAGCAGGGCTTGGAGTATTTTGTACCGACGGAAATCCTTACTTCAAAAGATGATATGCAAGCTATAGAAGAAATATTAACAATCAATTAAATAATTATATGAGAGATAAGAAGCGTAAAGAAATGGCTTTAATGGAAGCTGCATATATGAACGTTGGTCATGGATCAGACTGTCAATGCTCTAGCTGTATGGGTGAGCACGATCAATCTGAAATCGACATGGCTGGTAGAGATCTTCTTAAAGCAAGAGAATATGCTGAAAAATTAAGTATGATGGTACAAGAGCTTCCTGGTTTAGAAGGCTGGGTAGCTTCAAAGATAACTAAAGCTTCAGATTATCTCTCATCAGTATTCCATTATCTTGATTACGAGATGAATGAAAAAGGTCATAATCATGATCAACAACAAATAGCTATAGTTGTTAAACCTGAAAAGGGTAATTTTAATAAAGGGTATGAAGAAATTTAAGGAATTTTTTATAGAAAAGACTGTATTAGGTCTTATAGAATTTTTTGATGTAGATGGTATAGGTAAGATACCATCAAAGCTTGACTCTGGTAATGGAGCTTATAATGTTATTCACGGAGAAGACATACAAGTACAAGGTAATAAAGTAATGTTTAAAACTGTAAACAATAAACATTTAATGAAGGATAAAGTTGATGATATTACTATCAACGTAGGAGCTGGTCATACTGAAGAAAGACCTGTAGTAAATTTTGATCTTAAAATTGGTAACAAAGAATATAAAGATATTCCCTTTTCAGTAGGTAACAGAACAAGTAATCTATTTAAGATACTTGTAAGTAAAGACTTTATTGAAAAAGAGCTCGATGCTCTAATAGATGTCAGTAAAGAAAATATTGCCCATAAGGATATAGAGGCAAATTATTAATACCAGGTTGGCTTCCATCTTGTTGTCCAGGTTGCAAAAGGTTTATCATGACGAATATACTCTCTATATTTGTCAATCGTTGAAAGATTATCAAAATTATCTATAAGTCTACAATCACAATCATCACTAATAGCTACTACATAGTTAGTTAGATTAGTTTTATCCATAATAGTATTATGAATATTTTTACCACACCACTCAATAAACTTCTTTGTAAAATGTTCATTAGAGTCAGGCCATCTATACATACGCTCAGTAAACATTTCCAAGGTATGATCTACTAACCATTTAAAATTATCCTTACTTTCTCTAGCCCATATTGAACATTGATGTTTAAAATAACCTTTACCTCTACGTCTCGGTTTACCTGTTGAAGTTCTAGGAGTAGAAGGGTGATCTAAGATATCTTGAGGAAAGGCATGAGCTAACATAATAGCTCCTTCTATTTGCATTTTAGATCTTACATGCTGATCACATAGATTATGAGCAGAGACGATAGGATCATCGTCAGTTACAAAAATATTCATACCTTATTATAAGGATGTTCCTTATCTCAAGCCTGTAGACTCAAAAACATCTCTAGTAGTATCTGCAGTAAAACCATCTTTAATGCCTTTAACAATTACAGAAACAGCATTATGACTATGCAAGCTTTCATTATGAGAAGCTACTATTTTAAAATCTAAGACACGAGATTCATTAGTAAGTTTTTCGAAAAGCAATCTAACAGCATCTTCTACAAACTTCAAGTAAGCACCGTTCTTCTCAGCAAACGCTTGCTCATCTTCTCTCTTAACCATAACTTGAGTTTCGGTTTGTAGAGCTGCTAAGCATAACTCTTGAATATCTTCAATCCAGAGCATATCTTCAAATCTAACACTTACACGAGCTACACTTCGCTGACTATGAGGTACAGTAGCTCTATTACGATATTTTTCAGCATGTTCACTCAACTCAAAACTACAAGGACAAGCAGAAGAATATACAAAATCAAAATGAATATACTTCTTAAACTCACCATCTTTAGTTAAGTCACCTTCAAATACAACATCATAATATTGATAACCCTCTAATCCACTACGTAAACTATTTTGCTTTATAGGATAAGATATCTTAAGCATTATTTTAGAATCAAAGCTTTTGAGATTATTTTTATAAGTTTCTAAAACATCTTTAATTTTATCAATACTAAATATTTCATCCTTATGATCGTAAAAGCTTCTCATAATACGTGACATATTGATACCCTTTTTATGAGCTTCTAAACTAACACTACCAGTAACACTAGTTTCAAGCTCTATAGTTTTACCATTTCGCTTTTTATAGGTAAGAGGAAGTTTAAAATTATGAATGCCTACTTGCTGAATAGGTACTGCTGCGCCTTGAATTAAACTAGAAGGGCCATTCTGCAAATCAGGTAATGATGAAATATACTTTTTATCAGCATTTACATTATCATCATAAACTCTAATAGGAGGAAAATAACCTTTACTATATTCATCACCCATTATATCTTTTGCAATAATATCCTTTTCACCGGTTAGTTCATCATCTTCACCTAACCACTCATAATTAGATTCTTCTTTACTTTTACTCATGTATATTACTATTATAGTTACAATATTTTATTTTCAAGACTAAATATTGTATATGGCTAAATTGTCACAAAAAGAGTTATTAGATGAAGGTATAACTGGTCTTATAAATAAAGGATTAAAAAAGAGTGCTCGAGCGGTAGGTGCTATTGGAGGTGCATTAAAAGCTGCTACAGATGCAGGTATAGGTGCAGGTGTAGGTGATTTGATAAGAGGTGGTAAAGCCGGATATGAAGCTGAAAAATTAAGACAAAAAACAAAAGATACTGAATTAAATGATACTATTGAAGAGTTAGGTTATATTAAAATAGGTAAAGAAAGAGGTCGAGGAGATATTTTAGTTGTAAATGTTGCGGATTTGGAATATAATGATGAAGGCAAGCAAGAGGCAGGTATAAAATATTCTAGACCTTTAATATTAAAGTGGGATAAGGATAGTAAATCTTTCAGTGTAGTAAGATCTCCAAGAGGTGAAGAAAAGGAAGAAGGTAAACCTGAAATTAAGAATGAAAAGAGTTCCCAAATTGATCTGCTAAGACAGTTGACTTTGCTTTCCGACTAACTAATTATCCGAGATTGGGACGAGGGAGACCTTTTTAAATTTACTCCTGCAGTTGATTATTTTTTAATTTACTTTATAATTAAATTATGACTTATACTTCATCAAAAGTAATTGAACTAGGATCTGCATCTTTTCGTCAACCTAATGCTAGTTCACATTGCAAATATTTACATGGATATCAACTTAAAGCAGAGTTAACATTTGGTTGTAATGAACTAGATAACAATAATTGGGTATACGATTTTGGTGGTTTAAAAGATCTTAAAACTATTTTCAATAATCAATTTGATCATACTACTGTTATATCAGGTAATGATCCTGAGTTAGATACATTTAAAGATCTTAGTGATAAAGGTATTATACAATTAAGAATAATGGATGGTGGAGTTGGTATTGAAAAATTCGCTGAATGGTGCTTCAAAACAGCTGATACTTTTATTGAAGAAGCTTCTGAAGGTCGTGTTTGGATAGAAAATGTTACAGTATACGAGCATAGTAATAATTTTGCTTCTATTAGTAAAGAGCCTAAAGCTTCAACATTATATGCAAACGAAGAAGGAACTAAAACATATGTAGAGGTTGAAGAACAAACTCAAACATCTGAAGAAGTAACTGATACTCCAGTAGATGAATCACCTGACCAAAAATATTCTGGTGCTGCTAGAGTAGGTTCAGATGTTAGAGAGGGTAACTTTAGTGATCCATTTGCGGGTACTACATGGGGCAATAGCTAAGCACCAAGTACTGAACAAATATATCGTAGTATTTTACTTCTTACAATTTCGGAATTACCGAATCTAAAAGAACTTATACCATTTTCAACACAATCAACTGTTGAAAACTTTTGATATACTTCACTAAATCCTGATTTATTAATATCAGATTGATGTGTATCACCGCATACAACATATTTGGTTCCTCTACCGAATCTTGTTAAGATAGTTGTAAGTTCACCTTTAGTTAAATTTTGAGCTTCATCTACTATTACTACGCAATTATTAAAAGTTAAACCTCTTACAAAGTTAACAGGTATAGCTTCTATCATTCCTTTATTTTTAAGTATACCACAAGTACTATCACTAGTAATTTCTCTAACTTTTTCTATTAGAGGCATTGCATAAGGTAAGAATTTATCATCTACTTCACCTGGTAAAGACCCTAAACTCTTTGCTGCAGATTCAATTACTGATCTAATGTAGATTATTCTTTCTACTTTTTCTTCTTTAAGTTTCTTCGAAATCATCCAACTGCGTTTCACGTACAAGACGTGTAGCTTTTTTTCTCATATATTAATATTTAGTTGAAAACTACTTCTAAACCTATATAATTATATATATATGTCAATTGATTGTGATAAAGAAACGTTGTTGGTATCTGATGATAAAGCTTTTTATACCCTTGAGGGTGAAGGAGAATTTGTAGGTATGCCTTCTGTATTTTTTAGAATGTCGATGTGTAACTTAACCTGTAAAGGTTTTGCATCAGAAGATTCTCCTCATGGTTGTGATTCGTTTGTTTCATGGTCTATTAAGAATAAAATGACTTTTAACGAAATATTTGAATACTTCGAAGAACATAAATTAGTAGATAAATTAAGAGAAGGAGCAATTTTTAAACTAACTGGTGGTGAACCTATGGTACAGCAAAGATCGTTGCTTAAATTTATAGAAGCTTTTATTGAAAAGTATGAATTTACTCCTATTATAGATTTTGAAACTAACTCTACTATAAAACCTGATGAAAGGTGGGTAAAAGATTATAGAGCTTCCTTTACTACTTCTCCTAAACTTACTACAAATGGAGATCCTGAAAAGAGAACGTATAAGCCTGAAGTATTAAAATGGCATAAAGAAAATGGATCAGGTTTTAAATTTGTTATTAATGCATCTGAAGATATAGATGAGATCTGGCGTAAATATGTAGACGACGGTGATATTAAATTACCTAAAGATAGAATATGGTTTATGCCTTGTAGTGGTAGTAGAGAAGAGCATGTTAAAAATGCTCCTGCAGTAGCTGAATATGCTAAAGCTATGAATGTAAATTTCTCTCCTAGGCTTCATTTGCTTTTATGGGATATGGCATTAAAGGTTTGATAACCTATATATAATATGAGAATAGCATTTTCGGGGACGGGTAATAGTGGTAAATCAGAAACTATAAAAAGTTTCTTATATACATGGAAACAATATAAACAACCAGAAAAGACTTATAGAGATATTTTAGAAGAAGAAAAGTTAGATCATTCTACTAAGACTTCAAAAGATACACAAATTAAAATTTTAGAATCTCTTATAGAACAAGTTGAAGGTTATACTGTAGATGATTTTGTAGTACATGATAGATGTCCTCTAGATAATATTGCTTATACTATGTGGTGTTATGATAAAGATAAAGAGGGTTTTACAAAAGACTTTGTTGGAGAGCAAATTGCTTTAATGAAAGAATCAATGAGACAATTAGATATTATTTTCTTATGTCGTTTTGATCCTAAGTTAGCTAACGATGACCCGGGTCCAGATATGTTTATTGGTGATAGTGTTAAAAAAATAGATAAGCAATTTATTACTGAAGTAGATAATATTTTTAATTCAATACTTAATCAGTATATGCAGAATCCTGAAGCTGATATATTTTTTCCAAAAGGTGATTCACCGGTGTTAATAGATTTACCTAATAGTGCACAAGAAAGAATAGATTTAATTCAACAATATCTTGGTAATGATGGTACTTTAATTGAAGATGAACCATCTATCTTAAGTAATGTAGACGAATTAGAAAAACTTTTACTGCAGCAAGAAAATGCTTTAGAAGCAGAAAAGAAAGAACAAGAATTATACAAGAGATTCGGTATATGAGCGTAGGAGTAGGTATAATTACATGTAATAGGCCTGACTTTTTTGAAAAATGTCACAAGTCCATAAAGAGAGAATGGTATGATTACTTAGTTGTTGTAAATGATGGTGAGGATATAGATTACAAAAAGGATGATCAATTTCACCATTATATAAAAACTAATGGAGGTGAAGGTGTTGGTAAGGCTAAAAATAAAGCTCTGAGACATTTATTAGGGATGGAATGTGATTATATCATATTGGTTGAAGATGATATGTTTTTTAAAGGTAATATATTCAATGAGTATATTAATGCTTATAAAAAAACCGGTATAGAACATTTTATGTTTGGTTATCATGGACCTGCTAATAAAGGTATGGTAAGTAAAGGCGAGCCAATGCCTCGAAAAATTATAGACTATTATGGAGGTTTACAAATAGCTCTAAACGAACATTGCGTGGGTGCAGTTTGTTTTTATACTAAAGAAAGTTTAGATAAGGTTGGTTTATACGATCAAACATACACTAATGCTTTCGAGCACGTTGACCATTCTTTTGAGTTAGCTAAGCAAGGCTATACTACACCATATTGGTGGTGGCCAGATATAGCTAATAGTTTAGATTTTGTAGAAGAGCAAGCATGCTCAGAAGAGAGTTCTGCTATAAGACCAAGAAAAGATTGGCAAAACAATATTAATGATTCCTGGACAACATTTAAAAATAAACATGGTATAGGTCCAACTGATATTCCAGATACTCCTTTTGATCAAGTTGCGGATTTTTTGAAGGTTAAAAAACCTAAATCAAATATTTCTTTTATAGTTCATTTTAGAAAAGATACTCAACATAGAATGAATAATTTAGATATTGTCTACAAATATTATAAGTCTATATATCCAAGAAGTGAGTTTATTTTTGTAGAGGATGATTCAGAAGAGAGAATTAAAGATTTAGTTAAACCAGAAGATAAGTATATATTCTTTAAAAATGATAGCACATACAATAAATGTATTGGTTATAACAAAGGACTTAAACAAGCTTCTAATGATATAATATGTTTTTTAGATATAGATTGTTTAGTCAGTATAGATAGCTTAATCAAGGGTGTTAGTTTAGCTAAAAAGGGAATGATTATAATTGGTTATAATGGAACAGCAATTTATGTAGAGCATCCTTTAAAAGATAAAATTAATGATAATGGTACTCAATTGTTTAAGTTTTTATCAAGTTATATTGATGAAGATAATGTTGTAACCGGTTATTATGATAGACAAACTTACTGCGTTGGTAATACAAACGCGGTAGGCGGTTGTTTAATAGGTAGTAAAGAAACATTTAAAAAGATAAATGGATTTAATCCTAACTTTATAGGGTGGGGTTATGAAGATAATGAAATTATTTCAAGAGCTGGTATATTAGGAGTACCGGTAGCTAAGGTTGGTAATAATAATCCTAACTGGTTTTTATTTCATCTACCTCATGAAGAGGGTGGTGTTGCAATAAAAGATAAAGATAAACATGATTATTACCTTCATAATGAAAATGAAGTTCAAAAAGTTGAAGCAATGAGTAAACCACAATTAAAAGAATATATTAAGTCATGGTAGAGGTAAATATTAGAGATAAAAATTTTGGTGGGGAACCATCATCATGTCATCAAGGTGTTAATAAGCATGTAAAATGGAACTTTGGTAACAAGCCAGTAAGCGATACCTGTTTTATTACAGATATGTGTTTAGACGACGTGCATAAAGCATCTGGTGTTAAAAGAAAAGTAGCTTGGTTATTAGAACCACGGGCAATTCATCCACATATGTATCAATGGATAGAGCAAAACAACAAATTATATGATTTTGTTTTAACTTTTGATGAATATCTTTTATCAAAAGGTCAAAATTATCTTTATTACCCACATGGAAGATGTTGGATTAATCGCTATAAAGAAACAAAAAAAGAAAATAAAATATCAACAATAGCTTCTGGTAAAAATACTACTGAAGGTCATCAATTAAGACATAAAATTATCTCAAAATATAGAGATGATATTAATGTGTATGGCCATGGCTATAATCCAGTTGAGTTTAAAGAAGAATCTTTACTAAAGTATATGTATTCTATAACTATAGAGAACTGTAGACAGCCAGGTTACTGGACAGAAAAAATTGTTGATTGTTTTGCAAGTAAAAGTATTCCCTTATTTTGGGGAGACGATGCTGTAAACGATTATTTTGATAAAGAAGGTATTATATATTTTGAGAATGAGAAAGAATTAGGTAGTATAATTGAAGATCTTAAGAAAAATGGTGAAGAAATATATAATTCAAAAAAAGAAGCTATTGAATATAATTTTGAAAAGGTAGAAGAGTATAGAATCCCAGAAGATTGGATGTATTTAAATTACCCCTTTTTATTTAAATAATGAATAAAATTTGTATTATAAGGCAACCAGCAGGATTAGGAGATATTTTACATCTTTTTAAAGTTGCAGTAAAACTTTTAGAGCAAAATAAAGTAAAAGAAGTTATATGGCCTGTTTATAGCGGCTACAACTATATAGGTGATTATATAAAACACCCGGGTATTACATTTATCGATAATAACGAAGACTATCCATTTAAAGATTTTTTAGAATCAAATGAACCTCGTGAGATTATTAATAATAATGAGCTTATTTATATACCTTTTCAGATTGCTGATCAATTAGTTAAAAGTAATAAACCAGGACCGTTGTATTGTAAATATGAGTTTGTAGGGCTCGACTATACAGATTGGTATAAGTATCCTAAAATTGAACGTAATTTAGAACGTGAGCAACAATTAGAAAATTTTTTACAAAATGAAAATTCATTTGATGTAGAAAATTTTATTTTAGTAAATAGATTTTATGGAACAACTCATCAAGAAAGAAGAGAAGCTAATATACCAAAATTTGATAACGAGGTTACTATTAAAGAATATGACTTTGATAGACCTTTTGATTGGGTAGGTTTAGCTCTTAAAGCTAAAGAGATACATACTGTAGATACTTCTTTTTGTTGGATATTTAGAGTTTTAGATATTACTAATTTAACTCTTTATGGCAGGGGTGTAGAAACCACATTTGAATATTGTAAAGGTTATTGCGATGATAGGTGGGAGTTTTGTGGTCAATATTTTGGCCATAAAGATTGATTTTAAAAACTTTAGAATATAATATTATATGGTAAACTTATTAGTTGATGAAGCATTTGCGTTTGATTATATTGCTATACTTAAATTAAAAGCGGATAAGGGGTATATTGATAAAAAGAGTATAGAAAAGAATTTTAATCATTTAAAAGATCAAATAGGTGAAAACTTATTTGATAAAATTATTAATTCCGAGGAATTCAAAAAACTATATGATGCAAATAGTGTAACATTCGATGCAGTTGATGCAGCTAAAGAAGATAAATTATTAGCAAGTGAAGTAGATAAAACTAATTATTTCAGAATGCTTGCAAAGACAGAACTACAAAAACAATTTTTTGAAACCGAGTTACAAGAAGTTAAAATAGGATACGAGCGATTAAAATGAAAAAAAATGTTATAGTAACCGGAGTAACTGGTCAAGATGGAAGTTATATGGTTGAACATCTTCTTGCAAATACCGATTACAATATATTCGGTGGTGTGAGAAGATTAAGTGTACCTAATTATAAAAATATTCAACATATTAAAAATAAAAGATTTAAGCTAATAGATTTAGATTTATCTGACGTGCATAGTATTCATGAAGCTATTACAAAATATAAACCAAGTTACTTTATTAACTTTGCTGCTCAATCATTTGTAGGAGCTAGTTGGTCTTTTCCTCAACAAACTTTTGATGTAAATGCTACAGCAGTATTGCATATATTAGAATGTCTCAGAAAACACGCACCAGATTGTAGATTATATAACGCAGGTTCAAGCGAAGAATTTGGAAACATAAAGTATGTACCACAAGATGAAAAACACCCCTCTGAACCTCGGAATCCATATGCAGTTTCTAAATGCTCTGCTAGACAATTTATAAAAATTTATAGAGAATCTTTCAATCTATTTGCAATCCAATGTTGGCTATTTAACCATGAAAGTCCTAGAAGAGGTATAGAGTTTGTTACTCGTAAAATTACTAATGGTGTTGCTAAAATTCATCTTGCTTATAAAAATAATAAAAAACCGGAGCCTATAACTCTTGGTAATTTAAATGCACAGCGTGATTGGACAGACGCTAGAGATTGTGTAAGGCTTATTTGGGATATTCTTAATTTAAGGAGCCCTAGTGAATATGTTATTGGAAGTGGTTCTTCATATACTATTAAAGATTTCATAAATCCGTCTTTTGAGTGTATTGGTATAAAAGGTAAGTGGGAAGGTGAAGGTATAAATGAACAATACATTTATAAAGGTGATGTTCTTATAAAAATCTCTCCTGAATTTTATAGACCTGATGCTATAAATTCTTGGCAAGATATACGTACAGCAGATATTACTAAAGCTAAAAAAGATCTAAATTGGAATTTAGATTCAGGTTTAAAAGAATTAGCTCATAGTATGGTAGAGAATGATATTAAGCTTTTGCAAAATCTTGATTAAGAGTTTGTAATAACTAATTAATACATATGTTAGTACATAAACAAAAATGTCGTGTTTGTGGTAATCCAAATTTAAAAGAAGTTATAGATTTAGGCGAGCAATATTTTCAAGGTTGCTTTGTAAAAGACGGTGTACAGCCTCCACCACGAAGACCTATGCCTAATGTTATTGTTCGCTGCTGTCCGGAAAATTATGAAGATGCTTGTGGGTTAGTTCAAACATTACATAGTATAGATACTGATTTATTATATTGTAACTACTGGTATGAGAGTGGAATTAGTCAAACTATGCGCGATCATTTAAAGAGTATAGTTGATACAGCTGTAAATATTACTGGCTCTTCTTCAGGTAAAGTATTAGATATTGCATCAAATGATAATACACTTCTTAGAAATTATCCTGATAGCTTTGATAAAATTGGTATTGATCCTTCAAGTATAGCTGCAAGACAAACAGATAAAGACATAACAGTTATTAATACAACATTTCCATCTAAGCAAGTTAATAATTTAATTGAAGATAATTCAGCAGATATAATTACTTCAATAGCTTGTTATTATGATATAGATGATCCAGTAAATTTTGCTAAAGAAATTAAAAAGCTTCTCTCTAACAAAGGTATTTGGATTTTTGAGGTAGCTTATTGGAAGTCATTATTAGATAATTTAGCGTACGATTCAATAGTAAATGAGCATATTGTACATTATCATTTACAGCCATTACAAAAAATAATGGAATTAGCTGACCTTAAACTTTTTGATATCCAGAAAACTCCTACTAACGGTGGGGCAATTATGTGTTATGTTACACATAAAGATAACTTTGAGTATGATAATAGGGAAAGAAGGCAAAATATTCTTAATCTAAAAATTGAAGAGTATGAAGCATATTTAGATACAGATAAACCTTATATAGAGTTTAGAAATAAAGTCGAGAAGCATAAAAAAGATCTTATTGAGTTAGTAGATGATATAGTTAATAAACAGAAAAAGACTATTCATATATGCGGAGCTTCAACAAAACTTAATACTATATTAAATTATTGTGGAATCGGACCAGAATTAATTCCATATGCATCTGAACGTAGTCCTGAAAAACATGGAGCTGAAACTATTAGCGGTATTAAGCTTATTTCAGAAGAAGAAAGTAGGGATATGAAACCAGATTATTATCTTGTAGGCCCATATCACTTTAAAGATGAAATAGTCAAAAGAGAGTCTGAGTTTATTAAAAATGGCGGTGGTTTTATTTTTCCACTACCAAAGCTAACAGTTATAACAAAAGAAAACTTATGAAATACAATAGAGAATTATTAAAAACAGTTCATGGATCACATGAAGGTATAGATAAACATGTATACACAAATAAGGTAATTCCCTTTGAAGATCTTAAAACTATTGGTCGAAGATTTATGGGCGCGGGAATGTCACAAAGTTATTCCGCTATTTACTGGCAAGAATATTTTGTTGAGTCAAACAGATTTGAATATATAGTTGAACTCGGAAGTCAAAAAGGAGCTTTAAGTACATATTTAGCTAATATGGCAGCTATTACTGAGTCATATATTTTTGATACATACGAAGCTTTTCCGTATCCTAGTGAGGAAACAGATGGTAGTGATCTAAAAGCACGTTCACTATATAATGGTACAGGTCATTGGTTTAGTAGAGAACACGAAGGTGTAGGGCATTGGTTTGAAAAAATGGCTGAAATTTCACCTTATATAAATATGCATTACGAAAATGTTTTTGATAAGAAAGTATTTGAACATATTAGCGATAACGTAAAAGAATTTAAAACGTATATTTTTTGTGATGGTGGAAATAAATTAAGAGAATTAAACTTATATGCAAGATTACTTAAAAGTGGGGATAGGATAGCTGTTCATGATTGGGGTATTGAAATACACCCTGAGCAAGTACAACCTATTTTAGATGAATTTGATTTAGTTTATGATGAGCCATTTGCTAAATCTGCTACTGATCTTAATACCTGGATAATGCCCTTTAGAAAAAATTAAATGGATGTAGTTATACAAGGTAAAGTATTTCCTAATACTTATGAAACTGCTAAATGTTATACTACATTAGATTTTATAGATAAGGTAATCATATCTACTTGGGATAATGAAACCTTAGAATCAGATTGTGAAAATGTGGTAGTAGTAAAGAGCCCTGTGCCTTATACACCTCCTATGAATTTAAATTTGCAATTAGTATCTTTTAATGAAGGTTTAAAGCATGTTACATCTGATTATACTATGAAATTTAGAAGTGATCAAATGGTCATGAAGAGTAGTATGAAAATGTTAAAACGATTTGTAGATAAAAAAGGTTTTGATTGTGATGTAAAGTATACCGATGGTACAGGTCCTTTGGGTAAGATTTATGCTGTAGGTATGGGTAGTCATTTTCCTTATCATCCTCAAGATCATATCTTTTGGGGTCATACTCAAGATATTAAATCTCTATATAGTTGTCCTCTTTATAAAGAAGGGGAATCAATAACACCAACATGGGAAGGTGGATTTGAAAACGAGACTGTAAGAATACCATGTTATTTTGGATCACATTATTTTGCTAAATTTAATTCAGAAGTATACGAGCATATAGAAAATTATAAAGACTTTCTATTAGATACATCTCCTAGTAGATATAGAGCTATGCAAATATCGGAAGAGTTAAGAGATAAAATCTTTGGTGTTTTTCCTAGAATTAAAATGTGGTGGGAAAAATACAATACTGGTTATATGTATGATTTATATGAACCACAAGGAGAATATTATTATGACAAAGAGTGGGAATAAACTAATAGCACATAGAGGAAATACTACCGGTAAAACTAAACATGAGAATGATCCAGAGTATGTTATAGATGCATTAGATCAAGGTTATGATGTAGAAGTAGATGTAAGTTATAGAGATGGTAATTTTTGGTTAGGTCATGATAAATCTAAACATAGAGTAAATTTAGACTTTTTAAGTGATAAAAGAATATGGTGCCATTTAAAGAATAAAGAAAGCTTAAAGCAAATAGTTGATGTTATAGATAGTAAAGAGATAAATTATTTTTGGCATACTTCTGAAGATTTTGTAATTACTTCAAAAGGATTTTTATGGCATCATTCTAAATCACCTCTTTCGGATCTTACATGTAAATCTATCATAGTACTTCCAGAAGGTAAAAGAATATTTCCTAGAAGAAATAAATTATACAATAAAATAAATCATTGCTATGGTATATGTAGTGATTATATTAAGATGTATGTTTAAGCTTTTAATTTTAGATGTAGACGGTGTACTTACAACAGGCTGTAAAACTTATGACATAGAAGGTAATGTTATAAGTAAGGAATTTAACGATAAGGATTTTACTGCTATAAAGCAATTTAAAAATAAAAATGTAAGCGTTTGTTTTGTTACTGCAGATGACAGAGTTAATCGTGCTATAGCAAAAAGTAGAAAAATCGATTTTTACTATGTTAGAGAGATGACTAAGAAGGATAAATCTGAACTACTTCCTTATTTGACTGGTAAGTATAAAGTTAATATTGATGAAATAGCATATGTAGGTGATGATTTACCTGATTTAAAAATAATTAAAAAATTAAAATATACATATTGTCCAAGTGATTCAATTTACGAGATTAAGGAAAATGCTAATGTAGTTTTAACTAGAGCAGGTGGCACTGGAGTTATTGCTGAATTATACGATAATATATATAATGAATAGTATCACTCTTTATGGTCATATAACTACCGATACTATTTTTGACGGAGATATAACATATAAATCAGTAGGAGGTATAGGTAATGTATGGTTTATGTTATCTAAAATATGTAAAAATTATCAAATAAATATTGAACCTACAAATATTGGAGAAGCTCTTATTTTAGTTAATAAAGAAAAAGCAGAAAGATCTTCAATAGCTAATTTAAATCAAATAGAACGAACTCCTAATATTAAAGATTCTAAATGGTCTCATATACTTTATGTTAATGAGTTAGATAATTTATCTTATTTTAAAGACATAAGAGATAAGAGTGATATAGTTTCAATAGATATATGTAAGGGTAAGCCATTCAAACAAACTTCCATATTAAAATATGTAGATTATTTTTTTATATCTGATGAAGATTTATTTATGGATATAAACGAACTAGTTAAAAAAGTTAAAGGTTGGGTAATCTTGCATCATAAAGGTGGCAGTAGATGCGTAAGTAAAGAAAAAACATTTGATATTTCAACACCGGTTATAGATAATATTAACGTTCTAGGAGCTGGAGATATGTTTGCAGCTGCTACAATAAACTGCATTCTCAATACAGTTGATAAATGTAATTTGCAGAATAATATAAAAGAAGCGCATTCTATTACTTCAAAAATTTTAGCCGAAATAAATGAAAAAAACTAATATACTAATTCCAATCGCAGGTAGAGGTCAACGTTTTGTTGATCAAGGTTATGTTATGCCTAAGCAACTTATAATGGTTGATGATAAACAAATGATTGATTGGAGTTTAGATTCAATTACTAAAAAGGAAGAATGTAATCTTATTTTTGCAATAAGAAGAGATCATGTAAGTAATTTTTCTTTAGATAAAATTTTAAAAAGTAGATATGGTAATGATATAAAAATTATTATTATAGATAAAATTACTAGAGGTTCAGTTGAGACATGTTTACAAGCAGAAGAGTATATTAATAATGACGACCCTTTAATAGTATATACTCTAGATGTTTTCTTCGAACCGTTCTTTGATCCAACTAATATTGATCATAACATTAACGGGTCTATTTTAACTTTTAAGAGTAACAATCCAGCTTATAGTTATGCTGAACTTGATAAAGATAAAAAAGTAATTAGAACTGCTGAAAAAGAAGTCATTAGTGAAAATGCAGCAGTTGGTGTGTATACCTTTACTAAGGGTAGTGAGTTTGTAAAATACGGTAAACAAATGATTGATCAAAATCTTACTACTAATAACGAGTTTTATATCTGCCCGTTGTATAATTTAATGATTCAAGATGGGTGTATTGTAAAAACTGAAG